ATTTGTATTTCTCCAGATGATTTGTTAATTACTATCCAACCACCAAAGGGTTTTTTATCCGCTTCTGCATACAAATATCCTTGTACTACATAACCAAAAGGATCGTTGTCTTTTACACGAGTGTAGCTTGAAAATTTACTGGTGTAAGCGTAGGGGCTTGCAGTTTTAATATCCCAAACCTTACCATCAATAATTATATCAAGCGTACCTTTTAATTTTACACCTTCAATCTCTAAAGTTACAGGTTTTTGATAATCTTCTACATTAACTCCTGCTTCTTTCATTTCTATATAAAGTAAAACTTCAAGCAGATCTCCAAATAAAAATCTGTTTACTGCGTTGTACTCCATTGTCTCCGTTTTTATTTTATCTCTTTCTAGTTGTTGCTGACACAAGGGTTTACCAAGTCCAGACATTCTCATAGACCAATCTTTTTTCTTATCAGTAAATTGTTTTTCTAGAGCTTTTGCACACTCATCTTTAAAAAAAGAAATAGAATCGGGGGAAATATAGGCATCCCCCGAAACTACTTTTTGTAAATAAAGTTGTAAATACTCCTTAATAAGATTATTCATCTAATGAGTCAACTATCTCCACATCTTCAAAGTCCTTGCGAGACTCCTTGTACTTTTCTTCAATGTCAGAATTATGAAGATTGACTATATCCATAAAGCTCTCAAGCAATGGCACATCTCCTTTTGGAACAAATTCAACACTATCTTTAACTTCAATGTTGGCTTTGTAAAAAATGTTACCACCATACTTTTGCTTTACTGTCGTTAAGAGTGCTCGTGTATTAAACAACAGTTTGCCTTGCTTTTCTAGGGTTTTAATCCAATCGCTGACAGGCATAAAGTTACTTCCCTTTGCATACCACGCATGAGGAATAGCTTCTGCGTTGCCAGATAAAGCTACTGTTCCATAAATAATTTGCGAACACTTAATACCTGCTTGGAGTGTCCTTGCAGGGTCGTCTGGAGCAAGAAGATCTAACTCTTTTCGATCTATCTTACCACATTTCAGTCCACCTGTAGTATCAAAAAACTTATCTCCAAATGATGATGCTTGGATTGTCATTGACGAATACGATTGTTGTCCTTGATCCCAAACACTATACATATATCTTCGTAAAAAAGGTCGAAAGATAACAGTATCGCTGTGAACTGTTTCACCATTTGCATCTCTTACACGCCACTTTCCACGAGGAAGGCTATTGCCGTCATCATCTTCAGTATTGTGCTCAATCGAAAGTCTAGGTAAATACGCCTTAGTGCTTTCGCTTGATGTAGACGACAGATCCTTTTGACCTAACATTGCCATTAGTGTATCTGTGTCTATTTCTTTTGCTGTCACCAAATCTTTTATATTTGGCGTTTCTGCTACTGCTACGTCTGTCATATTATTGCAACTCCTTTGTGCTGACAGTTTCTAGGTTAGACCAATCATTACCGATTTTTAGTTCGATACCAATTGGCATATTGTATTCAACACCATACCTTCTTTGGCACTCCTTTCGTATGCCTAGCATGGCTTCTTCAAGTAAATGTATCGCTATTTCCTCTTCTTGAGGGTGTACATCCAAGACTATACTATCATGTACTGTATTACAAATCAAGCTCTTTATTTGTTTTTCTTTTATTTTTTTATGTAGTGATATTAATGCAACAGGTAGTAGATCTGCGGTTGCAAACCCTTGTACCGGATAGTTTTTTATTTGTGTAGCATTAGAATATCCACCATTTGAATAACTTTTTACGTTTGGAAACTGATACTCCCTGCCTGATGGTAGGGTTATTTTTTTGCGTACAAGAGCTTCACGACCTAATCTTTTATGCCATTCTTCTATACCACTATACTTTTCAAGAAACGCTTCATAGTATCTTACTTCACTTGTCGTTCCTGTCTTGCCACCATATAGAGGTTTAAAAGTGTGTGCTTTTGCTTCTTGTCTGCTAACACCAATAATACTTGCAGTATATGAATGAACATCAACTTGATCTTTTACATCTTGTAAAACTTGTTCATCCTTTGCAAGAAATCCTGCTACTCTAAATTCTAACTGGCTGTAATCTCCTTCAAGTATCTTGCCACCTTCAAAGCGACTAACGATAGCTTCTCTAACAGGAAACGTAGTGCTTCTAGGCATATTCTGAAAGTTAGGATTACGAGAAGATAATCTTCCGGTAGCTGTTACACATTGCATAAACTGTGGGTGTATAAATCCATCTTTACCTGTATTGTTTTTTATACTATCTATAAAAGTATTGAGGTAAGTAGACAAAGCGTTATACCTCATATATTTTTGTAAGAACTCTCTTTCCCTTCCATGCACCTGTAACATCTTTTCTTTAATAGTTGTTATGTCTGTTTTAAATCCATGTACAGAAAGATCTTTTTCGTTTAGAGGATTAAGACCAAGACCCGCTCTTTCTTTGGTGTTCATGTAAACAACACCTCTACCAAAACACATCTTACATTTACGGGGCATACCATAAGTGCCGTCTTTTTTCATAAAATCAACTGTGCCTCTACCTCTACAGGCTCTACAAGTTTTCTTATGTGTTTTTAAAAACGCACCAACTTTATACTGATACTTACTTCTAAATATACTTGGTGTAGATACTTTAATAAATTTCTTTTTTCTCTTTCCATCTTTAACAACTGTACCCAAATCAAAAAACTCTTTCCATTCTTTTTTATCTCTAACAACTTTGGAATAGAATAACTTTGATCTGTCCTCTGCTGATGCTAGATTAATTGGTGTATCTCCGCATAGCTCTGTAATCATGGTATTTAATTCATGTTCTATCTCTGTGTGTTCATCTCTAAAATCTTTTTCAATCTCAAGAAGTTTAGGAACATCAACCTTGATACCATTATTTTCTATGTCGCATAGTGTTCTGCAAACATCCATGTGTAATTTAACTGTAGCTTTCATTGTGTAGCCCATTCTTGTAAGGAAATATTTAAAATATCAGCCTGTGCAAATGCTAACTCATACGCTGACTTTACATCTTGTACACCATACTCTGTAAGTTTATCATAAGGTATTTCGTCTACACCTTTTCCGGCTTTGATAAACTCATCAAAAATGTGAGACTTTTTCTCAGAAACATTGCGTCTTTTACAAGAAGCACTAAGAGATAACTCTCTATTTAATCCTCTAGCTAGTAAATACTCAACGCCCATTGTGTCCCAAACTTCTCCTTCATATTGAAAACCACAAGCCAGTAACCATTGAAGATCATACTTTATGTTATGTCCAACAAGCAAAGTTGTCCGGTTTAAAATATCTTGTAAGATGTCTATATTATTTTCTGTAGGCGGTTCTTCTGCATGATAGAAACATAAATATTTTTGTTCTCCACCATTTGTAAGATAGCCCACCGACACCAATATATTATTTCCATTGTAAGGCATACTGTTACCTTTAGTAAAAGTATTTTCTATATCTAAACAAGTAATCATACACTATACCTTCCTGTTGCAATATTTATTTGAACAGGCACATTACCATGCCACCCATTTATTTTATTCTTACTTACTGCTAAGAAGCGAGTATTGTTCTCATCTATTCCCATTTGTTTACCAATACCTATAATTAAATCTGCTTCTCCGGCTTTACCTGTACGACTGTTATCAAGCATAGAATAATCTATTACTTCTCTTTCGTGTGCTTCATAACTAGCTTGTGATACAGCCCACACCAAACAATTATGTCTTTTGGCTAACTCTCTACCCATAACATAAATCTCTTTTAGTCTTTCATCTCCACGAGTGTATGTACCATCAATCTTAACTTTATCCATTTGATCTATAAATACTACGTCTGGTTTATTCAATGTAGTAAAATTTACTATCTCTTTGACGCTAGTTCCTACACTATCCATCACAACTAAATTAGCATCAACCTTTTCTTTGTACTCCTCTATGTACCTATCCTTTTGTTTTTGCAGGGTATTCTTGTCAATATCAAAATACGCTGTAATAATTCTAAGTTTAACTTTCTTGGCTATTTCTTCGTTAGCCCAATAGTGTACTTTCTGTCCTCTGGATATGTAGTGTGATGCAAGATGAGCACAAAAACTACTCTTGCCTATCTCTGGTCTAGCAAAGATAATTCCAAAATCTCCTCTATTTAATCCTTGTACATTGCGTTCTAAATTATGTAATCCAAAAGTAAAGTCTGGTTGTTTGACTGTAGACTTTATTAATTCTTCAAAATCCTCATGTATAATTCTAAAACTATCTTCTCCATCAAGACTGTTAGATGCGACCTTTTCTATCATCTGTGAGATCTCAGAAAAAGCCATAGAGTTTTCACCTGTCCAAAAACCAACAGCTTTCTCTCCAATCTGTCTAGCCATGTCTCTTTGCCAAAAAGTTTTAGCCCAATCATACGCTAGGTTTACATCAACCTTTTTAACAGCTAACAAATCATCTATGAGATCAAAAGTTTGTACAGCTTTACTATCAGGCATAGCCGGAAACATTATTTTATGTACTGCTACTAATGTTGTAGCATCAAGACTTTCAATCTCCTCATATTTAAGATGGGCTTCTCTAATGGTGTGAGCCAATGACCGCCAATCTTTAGGAAACATGACTGGTGTTATAAAGTTTTTGGTTCTATCCCACACAGATTTATCTAGCATAGTAGCTAGGACATTTAATTCTATGTCTTGCATTATCCCCCTGCCTTCTTCATTCTACTTTCAGAAGGTGTAAGTTTCTTTCTATGATTTAGTGGTGGTTTTTTAAACCTACGTCTTGTTTTCTTTACAGGATTATAATTGTTTTCACCATACATTGATTTCTTTTTAGCCATTTTTAAATACCAATTCTTCTAGTTGTTCTGGGTTCATGTTTTTTAAATCTACTTCTGGAAATAAAACAGAAGAATATTTTACCTTATGTTTTATCGTATCACAAATCATCATACTTTTCAATACTGCATCTTTATCTAAACACACCAATACTTTTTCATAATTTTTTCTTGTAAGATAGTGTAATAATATTTCAGATAATATAGTACCACACATGGCTATTCCTACAACATTTTTCAACTTTGAAACAACACAAGCAGACGGAATATCTTCAACTAGGACAGCTATACTGCCACATCCTATCTTATAATCTGCTGATGTCTTTGCATATTTAAACCATTTTGGTTGAGAACTTGGTTTAAGAGATCTACCTACAGCATTGATTACTCTACTACTTTCTAAATCTTCTACTAAAAATACTATGCGGTCTTGTTGTGGATCATATTTTACATTGATGTGATCTTGAATAAAAAGGTCATAGCATTGTACTTTTTTTAAATACGCAATACAGGCATCATTACTATCTTTTATAGAAACTAAATTGGGTAAAGATACTTCTTCCTGTATCATAATTGGAATATCTGTAGCTTTAGAAAACAATCCATTTCTTAAATTGGTTTTTTGTAATCCAACTTTTTTATGTCCTTTTACTTCACAACTGGCATCAAAGCAATTGTATACAACAACCATTGATGTAGGTAAGTACATAGCTGAGAAAGTATTTCCACTTCCACACTCAGGACAATCTGAACGAACTCGACCTAATTCTACAGCATCATCAAGTAAATATTCAATATTTTCATTAATTGTTAATGTCATTGGATGTATCTTTCTTTTTTTTGTCAGTAGACCATTTAATTTTATTATATTTACTTCTGTAATTATCTGATGTATATTTCTGTCTTTCCTTTCTAGCTGAAGGAGTAGACCATCTCGGTTTTTTAGTTTGTTTTACCATTAATTAAATCCTAATATTGATGTTATATAGTTTACCCCCTCAAGGGGTTTTATGATTGTATCATGTATTTTTACAAAGGTCAATACATAAAAAAAATTAAATTTATGGTTGCAATAGTTTTTTATCTATGTTATGTAGGTTTAGTTTGTCGTAATAGAAGGGTGATAATAAAAATGAGATTATCAAATAAGGAGCAAGATAGAGGGTGGCACTTGCGAGTTTTTCATAGAAAAGCTGTAAGAAAACTTTATGAAGCTCGGTGGGTCTGGTATCATACAATACTAGCTGTCGAGCTTCTTATTTTAATCATTATTCAAACAATTGGATTATTCGTATGAAAGAAATAAAAAAAGTTACACCAACACACGATCTTAGTTGGTACGTCAAATGGGTAGCAACAGCAGTAATAATTGTTGGTGCTTGTCTAAATTCATTTGAATTGCAACCATATAGCCATGTTGTTATGTGTCTTGGTGCAGGGATGTGGTTATTTGTTGGTATTTTGTGGTACGATAGAGCATTAATTGTAGTAAACTCTGCTATTTTAGCAATATATTTTACAGGGTTTGTGATGTATTTAACTTATTATGTTTAATAACAAGGAGAGAAAGAAATGACTGTTACAAATTTAAAAGCAAAGCCTATAACCTCATCTCAATCTTTGAGAAAACAAATTGAAATTTTAAACTATCATATTAAAAATGCACCAACTCACAGCATTGTTATTACTTTTACACCAGAGTTAGCCGAATATATTTTGACTAACTATAATAAGAACAATAGACCACTAAAGCATGGAAAGATTATAGAGTATGCTAATTATATGACAGATACTAAGTGGCTTCTTACAGGAGCAACATTAGTTTTTGGATCTGATGGTTTGCTTAAAGATGGACAAAACAGACTTGCTTCTTGTCTTAGAGCAAATGTAAATTTCACTTCTCATGTTGTTTTTGGAATTGATCCTAAAGCCTTTACTGTAATGGATATAGGTGCTAACAGATCTCCTAGTGATATACTAGCAATTATGGGTGTTAAAAATCATATACAGATTACAGCTTCACTAAAACTTTATATGGCTTGGAAAGAAGGTAAAACAAATACTGGAGTTCATAAAGTAACTAATGAAGAAATTCGTAAATTTTTTATTAATAATGCTGATGAAAGTGCTTGGCAACGAGCTATAAAGTTTTCTAAAGATGTGTATAGAACAACAAACTATCCTCAAAGTATGCTTGGTGCATTATACTATTGGGCTTTTGAAAACAACGAAGAAAAAAAACTTATAAAGTTTTATGAAGAACTTCGTGATGGATATGGTAAGGCAAGATCACCACAAAAAATGTTAATGAAACATATTAATCAAATGAAGAATGATCGTTTTTATAAAATAACTAGCCATGAATACGCAGTTATTCTAACAAGAGCTTGGTACAATTATAAGAATAATAAACTGTCATCTAAAGCTGATATAGTAGTTGGTTTAGATGATAGACTACCATTAATTTAACAAAAGGTATAGTAGTGATTTATGTACCAATAACATCAAGCATGAAGCGAATAGCGACCAGAAATGCAAATCGCATGGGTCGTATTCGTAATAGTATTACTCGTGGTCAGGGTAATTCCTATGGTTTTTTAGGAGAACAAATAACACAATTAGTTTTAGGTGGTGAAATTGTAAACAAGGGTAAGAAATACAATGTAGACTATGATCTTGTTCTTGATGATGGCACTACAGTTGAAGTAAAGACTAAGAAAACAACAGTTGAACCAAAAGATTACTATGAGTGTAGTGTCGCAAAGTACAACACCAAACAAAAGTGTGATTACTATGCTTTTGTAAGAGTGCTAGATACTAAACAAGGTGGTTGGTTTCTTGGTGTTATGCCGAAAGAAAAATATTTTATCAATGCAAAGTTTTTAAAAGCCGGAACAAGAGATGGTGATAATGGATTTCTTGTAAGGGCAGACTGTTATAATT